GCCAGACTACTGCGGACAGAATAACAGCACATAATTTACGCATAATTACCTCTCGCTTTTCTGCAATAAAAAAGGCGTCATTTCTGACGCCCGTATTGGGGTTATAAAATTCAGCTGATACTGATGCCTGCGGTGGCTTTCTTCATCACCACAACCAGCAAATCGCTGATACTTGCTGTGGGATACCAGTCATTTACCAGCCATGCTGACACCGAAAACTCCAGCGTCATGTGACCGTGACCGGCAGGCATATCAATAACGCCACTGTAAATCAGCGTATTATCCAGCGCGGTACGGTTATAAATTTCAGCACCGTTTTTCCGCACTATCAGACGGCATGAGGAGTAAATATCAGTATGCTCTCTCTCATGTTTAGCGCCGCTGAATGCCACCGCCGGAATAACAATCTGCCGGTCAAACGGCTGATCGTCATAAATCCTGACGGTAATGGTCCCTGATGGCCACCGTTCCGGTGCACGGGAGTCCCGGGGGAAAGCTTTGCCCACTGTTTTAACGAGATCGCCTTCAATCTGGTTCGCGGACAGTTTTCCCAGAACCCGGCAGTTCTCGTTAATCGTGACGTTGTTGAGCGTCCCGGAGTTCGCATTCACGTTACCGCTG